AAAAAGTTTAATTTTTTATTTATATGTTGGTGCTTTTTTTTCAGTCAGTGTGATTTGGTGGAGGTGGAAGTGAATTTGCACTGCATTCAAAGTCTGATTTTATAACAGTGTTAACAAATACTGAATCAGGATGATATAGTTTTTCCATAGTTTGTTTATGAGCTTTTATAAGAAGATAGCTAGTACGTAACAGTCCTCTGATCTTACATTTCAGCTTTTCTTTTCTTTTACGTTTTACAATTTTATCACAGCTTGTGATCACATCTTTTTTACCAAACACATGCCATCCTGAAAAGGAATATTTTATCTTAGGATTTCTGTTTTCGTCAAACTCTAACACTTTTGAGTCCATGAATGCTTCTGTCACTAGATTATCCAACTCTTTTTCATTTTGGTTATAATTTAAACGAACAACTGCTATTGTCTCTTTTTTACACTCTTCATAGGAAGGCGCGGGAAACTGTGAGTAGTAGTCCATCATCTTTGTAGAATTTAAGTATTAAAGTTAATATATATTTTAATACTTAATTTAAATCAATTTTCTGATTAATGTTTTCTTGAATGCTTTTTTTTTCTGACTATTCTTTTTCTTCTTTTTCGTGTTTTTCTTTTTTTACCACCTGTCTTAGGTACACATTTTAAACTCGGATCTATCAATTCCCTCTGCTCTTCTCGTCTTTCACATAGTTCATCTTCTACCATTTTTTTTGTTAGTTGACCTCTTCCAACTATATTAGTTTTGTCGTATCCGAATCTTTGTCGTACCTTATTTACAAACTCAGTATCATTATGAACCAATACTAAACGTTGCTCTAACCATTTGTCATATCTTTGACCACGTATACGTTCAAATCCTGATAATATTCCGAATACTCCTCCTCCACGTTTCTTAGTTTTTCGTCTTTTAAATGTACGTTTTTTTTGTTTATTAGGCATTATATAAAACGCACATATTAATTTCTAAATCTAATATTTATATTTAATTATTATTTATTCTTGCATTAAGTTCTATCTCATCATTTTCATCAGCTAAAATGTTCCATGCTTCCACAATTACCTTTCCCATTATATCATCCATAATATCACATTGATCTGCATATGATACGTAGCTTTCCCATCTATAATTGACTTCATTTTTATAATCCTGTTCAAGACCATACATAAAAGTATTGGCAATACAATATAAGTAATCTTTTTCAACATAACGTTTTACATGATAATTATCATTACCAAACCAACTACCATTTTTGAAGAGTTGGTAATACACACCGCCTACTAGACGCACACATTCTGCTGCGTTACAGTAACATTTACCCGTTGCAGGGATGTAATTCTTCCATATAATATTATATTTATCCTGTTCTTTGTGATCTCCTCTCCAAAATGACATTGTTTTATTTGTTTGTGTAATGCATGTAGGTTATGTGTATATATTTAATTCAATTTTCCCCTTACTCTCTTGTTATACATACCACAGCACTGTTATACTAGTTATAAAAAATCATATGTAAATCACTGTTATTAATTAGGTTACTACCATATTTAATGAAAAATAATATATTACATAAAATGCTTTAAGATATAAACCCTATTTCTAACATTAACTATGAATGAAACATGTGATACTATGTGGATGGTTATGAAAAATACACAAACCATTACAATGAAAATGTGTATTAAGACTATATTACCAATTATTATATTTAATAACACTATTAATAACACTATTAATAACACTATTAATAACACTATTAATAACACAAATTTTACATTTCTACAAAATCTCACATTAATTAATATAACTAGTGCTGCTCATAATAATAGTTATATAAATAATACAGAATCTAATGAAACAAAATACAATTATAGAGAGAATAATACAAGGATAAATTATACAACACCATCATCTTCAACACTAGACACTATATATATTCCACTAACACCATCATCTATGAAACAATCTAATATTAGAGGACGTACTATATCTCCTGCTCCATCTCTAATTTATAATATATCTAATAACAATTTAACTTCTAATAAAATACCTAATATCAGAGATAATACCAACTATATTGTAATACAAATTTCTGTAATATCATCTTGTGTAGTATTTATGTTTATAGTTATACTGGTTTTATATAAACGTCGCAATAGAAATAATAGGATACATTCATGTACACCATCTATTACTAATAATGATTTAAAATCTCGCATACCATGTGCTGGACCATCTCAACAAAAATATAAAACTAATAATAAGAATCGTCCAAAAGATTATATGATAGAATATCTTAATTCTGAAAGTACTATTAGAACTGAACCACGTGTTCGTCTTGCAAGTATATAATCTTTATTAATGATAATTTCGCACAATAAAAAACAGAGCGTCCTCTGGGATTGATTCCCAACAGCAGGGTTTATTTACGACTAGTACAATCCAACCTAATCGCATGCTTCATATCCATCAACATTATCCACTGACGAGGAATTAACCTTAACTTCTTATAAGGTTAAAACTTGGTCTAGACTATCTTCTTGTCAAACCAGGCAAAGGGAGTGATCAGTTCCACAGAGGGTTCATCTGTATACGCCCGGTTAAGGGAATATACGTTTAACAAGTCAACAACAGAGTCACATTGAGTTTCAATTACACAGCTACTGTGTCTAACTTTACACCACTAGTTGAGCCAAGTTAGAAGCTCCCTACTCATCAGTAGAAAAACCTTAATTCAATTTTTTGCAAAAAAAACCGGATATGAGCTCACTAAAAAAAATAGACCCAGATTCTAAGATACTGTGTCTATTTTTGCATAATTCATAATGTTAATTTCTTATTGATTTAGGTATTAGACTCTAAAATCTACATTACAATCATTTAATATAAAATTGCAATCAAATTTTATTTTAAATTAAATTCAACTACTTATATCCAACCAAGATGTTTCAAATAATCTTCAAGAATTTTCCCTATACTACAGAAACTGAGAAGAGATCCGGTGTTCATGTATGGACTTGTGATTCTGATACTCCACTATTATGGGGTCATGTAGCTCAGTATATAAAAACTAACACAAAAGTTCCATTGCATTATTTGGAAATACGTAACCCTGTTAATGGATTATCTTCCAAGATAATTTTGAATCCAGATGATAAAACACCTGTTGTTATAGATAACTTCAAATCTACGTATAACTCAAATAGTTGTAGTGAATATTGTGATGTATGGTTTGACATTTATATGAATCTTTTTGCAAAAGAAAAATTGAGAGAATAAAATAATCAGTGTTTTATAAATATCCAAATATATACACTATATATCATCATCCAACTTCTTAATCAAGTAACCGAAGAATGCTATAACAAACCCCAAAATAATCATATGTTCCACAAATAATGTCATATTTTCAATGCCATCTTTTTTTCTTAATTAAGTACTTCAATTTATTGAACAATACCTTAAAATTAATTTAAGGTTTTAAAACAATGGTGCTAATATATAAACCATAATGAGTACATATAATTACCTTAAATTGTTTTTTAAAAAACCTTAAACTTATTATAAAATAACTTACGTCTATAACTTTAAATTATATAAATGATTGTACAAGTACCTTCTAACCAGTTTACCAAACGTATGAATGCTGATAGAGATAGTTCTGCTTACGAAAATATACCAGTTAAAAAAACATATTGTGATCATGTATGTGAAGCAATACCTTTAGTATGTAAAAACTTCAAAATGAAAATGCAAGATCACCTTCTTCTTGGAGGTGAACATAGTATTAAAGTTTCAGCAGGTTTCAATTCACCTGCATTAATGAATGAAAATGCTTCTCCTGAAGAAAAAAAAGAAATCGTTCTAGCATCACCATCCTTTGGTATGTTCAGTTTATTTAAATATCATTTAAAATATGGGTATCTTAATAAAGAACTAAAAAAAAGCAATAAGATCTATTGCTCACATATATTTTCTCTTATTATGGCTTTACCTATATTAGTATTTCTTGGACAATGGCTTCTGTATACAGCATTAGTTTCTCATGAAATAAATGCATATAATGGTACTATATGTAATAATGAAGGTAATATAGAAAATAAAATGATGATCAGTGGTATATGCATTATTTATTTTGTAAGAAGTTTCTTTTTATGGGATAACATTACAAATAGCATTAGTCTAAAAAAAATGAATAAGGTAGACAATTTCACTTCTATTATTGATACTTTTCAAGAATTCTCTTTCACACTATTCGTTTATGGTGCAAATATTTGGGTTGTCTTTATTGAGAACGATATTCAAAATATGATTCTTAATTCTCTGGCTATGGAATTTTTAATGATATTAGATAATGAATTTGAAGAACTCTATTTTCAATATATGCCTGGTTCTGCTGAAGATATTTATGACAATATATTTGTTTCATATAGAGAGAATAAATTACTATTGGAGGATCGTCGTAGAGAAGATAAATGTTTCAAATACTTCAGTAATGCTATGTTTATACCTTACAAACTTCTTGTGTTGTCTATATTCTTATTCCCAGCTTTTTGTTTCTTTATGGTTTTTGCTGGACCTTTTTGTAAATAAATTTAAGATTACATACATTTGAATGTTTTGTTAAATTTATATTGAGAGAATAAATTAATAAGCTGAATAAACCCTTAAGGATTTAATGTATTTGTTATCAATTTTTGTAGGATCTTTAAATCTGCAACTATAAGTAGCAAGATGATTTGCCAAGGATTGAGTTTCGTTCCAACGACTATCGTGTTGTGAAAAATGCCTCATATGTTCCATTAAAGTAACTAGATATGATGTCCCTACTGGTTCATATTTTTCTACCATCAACTTTTTTATTTTATTATAAGTTATCTCTTGATGTTCATGATCTTCTTTATCTAAGTTTCTATCATACCATTTACCTGTTTCCTTATCTACATCAAACTTAGTTTGAATAATTTTATACATAAACAAGTCTACCTGTAGAGGTAGATTAATTTTAAAATTAGAAAGTGATGATACTGTCATTGGCTCTCCTAATTCTAGATTCATTTTTGTTAAAGTATTAATATCGTTTTCATCGTAATACTTCAATGTATTAACAATTGTATTATGATTACTATTATGTGATTGATTAGATTCTGATTGTAGTGACATTATATATATAAATGTTATAAACCCTTTAAATATATTGAGAGAATAATGTGTACTGGCGAATCTAGCTTTTATCACCTCCAATTGGGTATATACCCTTTTAAAACCTTTTATTTCTTTTTATTTAATTTGTGAGAGATACCCTGCAATCTGCCCTCATACTAACTCAGAAATCGGTAGGATAATGAGAAACCGGTATCAAACCACTCTATACAACAAAACGCTTATTTTTAGTTAAATTTTAATACATACTCACACGATTAAGTATTAAAAAAATTGAAACCATTATTTTATATTGACAGTAAGCATTCACCCCCACTCTCTACACCACGATGTCATATAACACGCTTAATTGGAGCAAATATATATATCCAGATGGCGACCCCGGCACTAATTTTGGTTATATGAATATACACACAATCTAATTAAAACACACCAGTCACGGCGTAGTCCTAAATACGACTTAAAACTATTTTTTTATGCACCCGTTAATCTAGCTTTTATCATGCGAAAGGGTATATACCCTTTTCAAAACCTGTTATTTCTTTTTATTTAATTATTGAGAGAACCCTATTATCTAGCTTTAACAGTAAGTCAGAAATCGGTAGGATAATGAGATACCGGTAAAAAAAGAAAATGCACTAGTTGGGGCTTGAACCCAAGACCTTCGGCTCATAAGACCGATGCTCTACCAACTGAGCTACAAGTGCTAATTACTACCAGTGGGATTCGAACCCACGAAGCTTACGCATCAGGTCTTAAGTCTGACCCCTTTGACCGCTCGGGAATAGTAGTGTGTGGTTGCGGTTAACGCTGTTTCATTGTAAATTAATGTTGTTGATTGCTGTGGGTTAACCATTAGTCATCGTCATGACTGTCTTCATAATGGTGTGTCTATGCTATTTCAATTTTTTGTAAAATTCCTACATAAATAAAATGTTAGACTACTAGAAGGACTATAACGGATCCTATAGTGCTTTTTTTTCGGTTTCTCTCAAATTAAAAAAGTTAAATAGTTAAATAATTTTATAAAGATGTATAATTAAACTTCTTGACTAGCTAACAAAGCCCTTCTTTGCATGTGTGCTATCCTTGCGCTCGTACGTCGCGTTACATTATCGTCATTAAATAACGCCCTTGATACTGTAGGAGGAGTAGGAGATTGAAGATTAGATCTACGAGATGGTGCATCAGGAACAGATGGTAATGTAGGCGATGGTGTCATCACTGTGTCTTCTCTCTCAAGACTATAGTTAAGAATATCATCATCCGAATCAGTGTCAGAATCATCATCAGAAACAGTTCTTAATTCATCCATTGTCATAGGACCACGCGGTGGAGTTGCTGGCCAATTAGGTATCCCGCCTGTACGGTCAATTCTCCAACCAACGCCATCATTTCTCTCATATTGATTATCAAATCCATTCTCAGGTGATACCATTGCTAATTGCAAAGTATCTTGTTCAAGATCAGGCATGGAACCGGGGTATTCCTCATCATCATCTTCAGTATCATCAAAGATGTCAATTGGTTCTACCGTTGTAGCCATTTCCATTGTAGTTGATGGTATGGTTATACTCATGAAATCTCCTTCAGGTTGATCAGTTAACACTTCAGATAAATCAAAATCTCCTTCTTGATATTGTCTGGCTGCTGATAAGCTTTTCAACATTAGATTACTCATGATAGTAGCATTATGTTGGTATAGAAACCTACATTTAAGACGAATCTGTGTATCGCTGGTCTCTGCTTCCCATTTTTCTTTTAGGGCTTCTACACTGTAGTCAGTCCAATTTTCGCCATCGTATCCAGTGTTAAGATAGTGGTTATATGCAGGGTATGCCCAAGGTTGTTCGCATATAGCTTGGTTTTCCTGACTAGCATTTATGACGCTATTATCGGAGTTGAGTGTTTCACTTACCAAAGAGAGGCTTACACCACTGGTTAGTACTGGTAATTTTTTAGGTTTGTCTCCTACCTCTGCTCTACAGCATGGGCAGGTGTTATTTTCTTGTAACCACTTCAAACCACATGTCACATGGAATTTATGACCACATGGTAGGCACATGCTATCTTTCTCTCCAATGACTGATTCCTGACACACAGCACAATTTGGTATTTTTGGAAGGATAACAACCCTTTTCGATGAAGATAATTCTTTTTCAATTAATGACAAATGTTTTTTAGTAGCCAGCAACCTGTTACAGGTGCGACGGTTATGGCCGGTATTATGACAATGACTGCATCTGGATTGAGCACGGGTTGACATAATGATAGAGTTGAATCTAGTTCTTAATTTGTAATATTGTTAATACTTTTGAGAGAAACATCAAAAAGTATTTCAATTTTATACACTATACAACCTAGATATATGCTAACTCAGAAATCGGTAGGATAATGAGAAACCGGTAATTATTAAATATAAGCTCTTGATTGGGTATATAACCTTTTAAAACCTTATATTTAATTTATGATTTTACTTTGAGAGAACAGATGATAACACTAAAAAATATAAGGTTTCATTTGGGTATATAACCTTTTTAAAACCTCATATTTAATTAATAGTATTCTCTCAATATTACGAAAAAAAAACCCATTAAGGGAAAGGAAGTTTTCCTTATTAATATAGCAGACATGTAATTTTTATTTGTTTTTTTTGTTTTTTTATTAGTTAGATACTAAGCCTCTAACATTGGCTAACTTACCGTTAATGATTTACTCATCATCTTCCTCATCTGATCCAAAATCCTCAATGATCTCAATCGCTTGAGTTTCCTTATTCCAGACGCCTACCTGTTCTTGAGTCTCAGGATCATATAGATTACCTTCGCCATCCTTCCAGTAGGTAGCACCACCATGAGTAAACTCTACTACATTAGTGGAGTCATCATCATTGTCTTCCTCTACCGTTTCTTCAGGTTGAGTAGGGGCGACCATAGCAGCAGCGGCAGCAGCTTCTTTCTCCTTAAGCTCATTAGCTTCAGCGAGTGCCTTAGCCTCTTTCTTAGCCTTGATCTCAGCCTCTTTCTCAGCCTTCTCAACGGCCTTGACTTCCTTTTTAAGGGCGGACACAAGCTTAGTTAGTTCACCGACCTTTTGAGGGGCTGCTTCAGCAGGGCGTCCT